CTGGCGCGGTCGCAAGGTCCGGCAGGGGAGGGTGGCCTACGTGGCTGCGGAGGGCGCTGACGGGTTCAGGAAGCGCCTGGCGGCCTACGCCCAGCACCACAAGGTCGACCTCACCCAGGTGCCCGTGAGCGTGCTCAACGGGGCGCCGAACCTGATGCTGCTGGAGGACGCGAAGGACCTTGCCGCGGGCGTGCTGGCGGCCGGCGACACCAGCGTCATCGTGGTGGACACGCTGGCGCAGACCACGCCAGGGGCCAACGAGAACGCGGGCGAGGACATGGGCAAGGCGCTGGGCCACTGCAAGCGCCTGCACGAGCTCACAGGCGCGCTGGTGGTGCTGATCCATCACAGCGGCAAGGACCAGACCAAGGGCGCCCGGGGCTGGTCGGGGCTGCGCGCTGCCGCGGACGCCGAGATCGAGGTGGTGCGCACCGAGTCGGGCCAGCGGGCGCTGCGTCTGTCGAAGGCGAAGGACGGTGAGGATGGGCTGGAGTGGGGCTTCGCGCTCGACGTGGTGCAGGTCGGCGTGGATGAGGACCTCGAGCCTGTCACCTCCTGTGTGGTGGCCGAGGCTGAGCTCCAGGGCGTGCGCTTGCTGCGCCAGTTGGGGCCGAACGAGGTGATCGTCAACGCAGTGATTCAGGAGATGGCCAAGAGCCAGACGGCAGGCATTGAGGTCGGACCCGTGCTGGCCGAGGCCGTGAAGCGCATGCCGGCGCCCACTGACGGCAAGCGGGATACGCGCAAGCAGCACGCGAAGCGGGCCTTGGAGAGCCTGTGCAACGGGGACACGGCTCCCTATTGGATTGGCGACGATGGCTGCATCGCGGTCATGTGAACGTGCAAAGGATTACGAACATGCAAGAAATCACCTGCACCACCGTGCACCGCGATGCACCGTGCACATCGTGGTGCACGGTGCAACCTGTGGATAACTGCACCGCACCGCACCGCCGACCTTTAGGGAGGCGGTGCACGGTGCAGTTGTCAAGCAGCCCCACGGTGAACCCCCTGACCCTGGTCTTTGAAATTTTCAACAGAAAGGCCCTGGAATGGTGAGCGTGCAAAAGTCTGCAAAGTCCCGACTGGTCCCGGTCAACGATCGGCGCCGGCGGATTGGACAGGAGCACCCTGGCGCGGTGCTCACCGACCACGAGGTCGAGCTGGTCCATGCTCTGCGCGATGACGGCATGAGCCTGGCAGAGATCGCCCGGAAGATGGAGGTCAGCAAGGGCAGCATCTGGAAGATCATCCACGGCTACCGGCGCGGCCAGGTGGCGGCCGGGTGGGTGCGTGTCCGTGACGACAACGAGCGCGGGTAGGGTCGAGGCATCATGGGCAACACCCGACACCTCTGGACCGACGCCTTCCTCGCCCACCTGGCCGAGTGCGGCATCCTGACCGACGCCGCGGCGGCGGCCGGCATTGACCGCTCGACCGTGTTCCGCCGCCGCCAGGACGACCCTGAGTTTGCCAAGGTGGTCGACGAGGCCATCGACATGGCGGCCGACAAACTCGAGCGTGAGGCCCGTAGGAGGGCCGTGGAGGGCACGGAGGAGCCTGTGTACCAGGGTGGGCAGCTTGTGGGCACCAAGACGGTCTACAGCGACTCCCTGCTGGCCCTGCTGCTCAAGGGCAGGCGCAAGAAGGTCTTCGCCGAGCGCATCGAGCAGACCGGGGCTGACGGTGGGCCGGTGCAGACCCAGCAGGTGGTGATCGCCACCGGCGTGCCAGGCCACGCGATCGACATCCACGACCTCGTGTGACGCAAGTCATCGACCTGGGCTACAGGCCTCGCGCCTGGCAGAAGCAGTGCCACCTCAACCGCCAGCGCTTCACGGTGCTGGCGCTGCACCGGCGGGCCGGCAAGACCGAGCTCGCGCTCGCTGAGCTCATCGACAAGGCGCTGCGCTTCGACCAAGAGCTCGGGCTGTTCTTCTACGTCGCCCCGCTGCTGAAGCAAGCCAAGGCCATCGCCTGGCTGCGCCTGAAGCAGAAGGTGGCGCCGCTGCTGATGCGGGGCCTGGTCGAGATCAACGAGTCCGAGCTGTGGGTGCGGTTCACGAACAATCAGGCCGTGATCCGCGTCTACGGGGCCGACAGCCCCGACCGCATGCGGGGCGTGCGCCTGGACGGGGTGGTGCTCGACGAGACCGCGCAGATGAAGCCCGAGGTGTGGGACGACATCATCCAGCCGGCGCTGTCTGACCGGCTCGGGTGGGCGTTGTTCATCGGCACGCCCAAGGGCATCAACCTGTTCTCGAAGCTGTTCTTCGACGCGCGCGACAAGCCCGACTGGCACGCTGCGCTCTACACGGTGCACGACACCGAGTCGCTGCCACCGAGCGAGGTGGCCCGCCTGGAGTCCGAGCTGCCGGAGATGTCCTGGAGGCGCGAGTACCTCTGCGACTTCAGCGCCGCGGGCGACGAGCAACTGATCAGCCTGTCGGACGTGGAGGAGGCCACACACAGACATGTGCGCCGCGAGCAGTACGACTTCGCGCCCGTGATCCTGGGGGTGGACCCCGCGCGCTTTGGCGACGACCGCAGCGTGATCGCCGTGCGCCAGGGCCTGTACTGCCGCGGGTTCAAGGTCTACACCAAGATCGACAACATGGCGCTGGCCGCCTACGTGAGCCAGGCCATGGCCGACTACCAGGCCGACGCCGTGTTTTGCGATGCAGGCAACGGGGCCGGCGTGATCGACAAGCTCCGGCAGATGGGCCACGAGGTCGTCGAGGTGCACTTCGGTGGCCGGGCCTCCAAGCCCCGCTACCTCAACAAGCGGGCCGAGATCTGGTTCGAGATGCGCGAGTGGCTGCTGGCCGGCGGGGTGATCCCCAAAGACACCGCGCTCAAGCAGGACCTGGCTGCACCGACCTACAGCTTCGACAACCAGGACCGCGTTGTGCTGGAGAGCAAGGACGAGCTCAAGTCGCGGGGCCTGCCCTCGCCCGACCTTGGCGACGCGCTGGCGCTCACGTTCTCCTACCCCGTGGTCAAGGAGCGCGACCTGCGCCGCCAGGCCGCGGTGCTGGCGGGCCACCACCCGCGCCAGTTCGACCGCCAGACCGACGTCACCGCCTACGACCCGCTGGCCGGGTTCTGACGCTCCGTGTCCGTCAATGCATGTCATCGCCCAACAATACGGGCATGCCAAAAATTCTTGATCTCACGGGGTTGCGATACGGTCGTCTGACGGTCGTCGCTCGCAACGGAACCCACAAGTTGAAGTGGGCGTGGTTGTGCCGGTGTGACTGCGGGAACGACGTTACGGTTGCGTCGATCTACCTCAGAACCGGCGACACGAGGTCTTGCGGCTGTTTGGCCCACGAGTACCGAACCGGGCAAAGGGCTCACGGGCACAACTGCAAGAGCAAACCTTCCCCAACCTACAACACCTGGCGAGCAATGAAAGAACGCTGCCGCCTGCCGAGCCATCCTCAGTACAAGCACTACGGTGGACGCGGCGTGTCCGTCTGTCGTCGTTGGGCGGATAACTTCGCATCATTCCTGGAAGACATGGGCGAGCGGCCCGACGATCGAACGTTGGACCGCATAGACCCTAACGGGAACTACGAGCCATCCAACTGCCGTTGGGCGACGCGCCTAGAACAAGCGCGAAACCGGCGGCGCAAGGAGAACCAAAATTTGCATGTCATCCCCCAACATCCCCCCGCCTCCGCCCCCTCCGCAGGAGGCCAAGGCGCCTGACGCCATGGCAGCGCGTCGCAGGACGCGGCCGGCGGGCGGCATGGGCACGATGCTGACGGGCCCCTCTGGTGTGTCTTCGGGCGCGCTCAGCACCGGCGGCACCTCCCTGCTCGGCGGCTGACCGATGCTGTACGGCGCGGGGCCCGACGCCGGCCAAAGCCCGAAGGGCACCGGCTTCGACATCAACCGCAAGCTCGCCCGGCTGTCGGCGCTCAAGACCGAGCGCTCGAGCTGGGACATGCACTGGCGCGACATCGCCCAGTACCAGTTCCCGCGCGCCGGCCGGTTCATCACGAGCGAGACCAACCAGGGCAACAAGAAGCACGGGCTGATCTACGACAACACCGCGATCTTCAGCGTCCGCACGTTGGCCGCCGGCATGATGTCGGGCGTCACCTCGCCCGCGCGCCCGTGGTTCCGCCTCGGCCTGCCCGACAAGGACCTGATGGAGTTCGGGCCCGTGAAGCAGTGGCTGCACGACAGCGCAGAGCTCATGCGCGCCGTGTTTGCAAGTTCCAACACGTACAACGCCCTGCACGGCTGCTACGAGGAGCTTGGCGCGTTCGGCACCTGGGCCAGCGTGGTGCTGCCCGACTTCGACAACGTCATCCACCACTACCCGCTGACCGTCGGCGAGTATTACCTGTCGACCAACCACAAGGGCAAGGTCGACACGCTGGCGCGTGAGATGAAGATGACGGTGGCGCAGATGGTCGAGCAGTTCGGCAAGGCCAACTGCAGCGCGACCGTGCGCAACCTCTGGGATAAGGGCGCCTACGACCAGTGGGTCGACGTGGTGCACATGATCCAGCCACGACGCGAGCGCGACTATCGCAAAGTCGACGGCAAGAACATGCCGTTCGAGTCGTGCTACTTCGAGCCCGGCAAGGAGTCCTGGGACCAGTACCTGAGCGAGTCCGGGTTCAAGCGCTTCCCTGGGCTGTGCCCGCGCTGGACCGTGACCGGCAACGACATCTACGGTCGCTCGCCAGGCATGGAGGCGCTGGGCGACGTGAAGCAACTGCAGTTCGAGCAGCAGCGCAAGGCCCAGGCCATCGAGTACCAGGTCAACCCGCCACTGCAAGTG